ATGATGTATTTTAATTATGACTTAGAACCTCGAACGGATTACCTATGTATCGATTGTAGGTCGTTTTATGCGAGTTGCGAAGCAGTTATGAGAGGATTGCACCCTTTGGAAACAATGTTGGTAGTTTTAAGTGGCGCTGATCGTCCGGGTGGACTTGTACTATCGGCGTCTCCTAAAGCAAAGGAAGTGTTAGGTATTTCGAATGTCACGAGAAGCTATGATGTTCCAAAGCACAAGGACCTTGTTATCGCTCCCCCGCGCATGTATGAATACATTAAAATAAATATGTTGATTTTAGAAACTATTCAAAAATATGTCCCAGCAGAAGATGTCCATGTTTATTCAATAGATGAACTTTTTATACGATATCAGAATGTTAAACGCTTATACAATAATGCTGATGTCAAATTATTCGCTAGAGCATTAATGAAAAAAATATTTGAAGCTACCGGTATTTATACAGCAACTGGTATTGGTGATAATATGTTGCTTGCGAAATTACCTCTTGATAACGAAGCAAAGAAGAACGCTGACTCTATCGCAATATGGCGTTATGAAGATGTACCGAGTAAAGTTTGGGGTATCAAGAAAATGACCGATTTTTGGGGAATTGGTAGCAGAACAGAGAAGAATCTAAAAGGTAAAGGAATAATGACGATTGAAGAATTGGCCAACTATGATCCCTACCGCTTAAAAAAATCGATGGGATTGATTGGTGCCCAATTACATGCTCATGCGAATGGCATTGATCGCAGCCAAATCGGACAAGAATATAAACCTGTTGAAAAAAGTCTTTCTAACTCTCAAATTTTATTAAAAGATTATGACGATCCTCGAGACATCAAAGTCATCATCCGAGAAATGTCTGAGTTGATTGCAGCCCGAGTTCGTCATATAGGTGCACAGACATCTACAATTGGATTGTTTATCGGGTATTCTAAAATCGAATGCATACATGGATTTTCTAAACAGATGAAAATATTACCCACTAATAATTCTAAAGTCATTACAAGTTATATGTTAAAAATATTTGAGGATAATTATCGACCTGGTTTATTTGTACGACATATTGGGGTTAGTTGCTCACACTTTAGTTACGACACGCATATACAGTTAAGCTTATTTGATGATATTGACCAACAAATAAAGCAAGCTAAAATAGATATATTAACAGATAAAATTCGAGAAAAATTTGGATTTGCAGCAATCATTCACGCAAGTTCCCTTTTGGAAAACGCAACAGCAGTCAGCCGCTCACAAAAAATTGGCGGGCATTAGGAGGAAAAATCATGCAAACATTAAAAGGATCAGTATCAAAAGTAAAGATACTAAAATTGTCGCAATCCCCTCTCGTCAGATTTAGTTTAGATGGAGTCAATTGTTTGATTACTAAGCATAGTCTAAATTTTTTGTATCAAGTACAGGACGGCACTGATTTGGTTATTTGCGGTGCATATAATAGTAGAAATCAATTTGTCGTTAGTAAATTTTGTGTGGTAAATTTGAAAGGAGTAGGTGTATAGATGTAAATATTTTTTTCAAGCGCAGGTTAGAGAAAATTACTAAATAATGTATTAACTAAACCTAGAGGTAAAACAGATTTTGAAATCTCTCAAGAGTTCCTAATTGATAAAGAGATTAATACGCTCGTAACAAGGTATATTATTTATGTTCATTTAAGAATAAGTAAATCCAGATGGTCACTGACAGACACCTGGATTTATTTTTTGTCTGTTATAAATATTCGTGTTCTCTCAACACACCTTTTGCGGTACATTTTAAATTCCGAATCATATTCTTTCTATTTAAAATTATTTCTACACTTTTTATTCTATCATCACCATCAGATAAAATACTGATCTTTGAATCAATAGATGAGTAGCGAAAATTTAAATCCACATTTTCCCCATATCGTTTGGATAATCTTTTAATTACATCCTCATGTGAATAATCCCCTTGATGATACAATTTGCACCGTATCAAATACATAATTTCCCCATCAATCTTATTTAATTTAAGGACATCTGAAGTGTTGGGGTTTTTATATGGGTATAAATTTTGATCGTACCATTTTTTATACCTCTTACCTACGACCCCATTTTTTTTACCTCTTAAACTAGGATACTCTATCTGCCCTGCTATATCTGGTATCGACAGACTACAAAAAAATGCTGCTTGTTCTGCATTTTTAAGTATAGCATCGTCTATTGTTTCTACAATATTTTTTAACGCATCTAATAGCTGTCTTGTTTCCGCTTCGATTGCTTCTTCCATTGAAAAACCCCTCCCATTCACAGTTTACTTTACTTAAGGTTGACAATTAAGTCAATAATGCAAAAAAAGCCGGTCAATCCATTTAAGGACGACCGGCTTTTGAATTAAATCATTTTATTAACTAACGCTTGGACCACGCTAGGATTGTAACCCGTAGCTTTTAACTTGTTAATACGGGTTTGACCATCTCCCCATCCGCCAAAACCTAAAGCAATTTCCTTGGCCACTTCCTGATTGGTTTTCTTAGGATTTGATGTACCAAGCAGTTTTTTATTAACATCATCTTGTACCTTTTTAGCGTTGTAACCTGCTTTGTTTAAGCGATTGATACGGTCTTGACCTGTACCCCATTTGCCGGCAATAACCTCATCACGAATGGCAGTAGCGGATAATAATTTAGGTTTGATTGGTTTTTGTAGAGCTGGCTTAACTGGGTCTTTTGGTTTTGCCGGTTTGTTACCAATCGTTTCCCCTGTGATAGCTTGAATTAATTCTTTTGCTAGCGAATCAACGTTTTTAGTTAGTGATTGAATCTCTTTATCGTTAGTGATAAAACCTAATTCCAATAATCGGTAATTCTGACCACGATCTGCATAAATATTTAAGTTATATAAGTTATCACGCTTGTTGACACCTTTTTTATCTTTAACGCTTCCCCACCAACCAGCATAATTTTTGATTACATTAGCTAGTGCTAAGTCGTTGGAATCGGGATTAAAGCGATTTGAGATAATCACATGGCCACCCGTCGCTGTTTTGTTACTTGAGGCATCTTCGTGGATTTCTGTCACGCTTGCAACTTTCGGCGTAGTATAAGCACCTTTACCGAGTTGAGACTGTTGATACATATCTTTCGTAATGTCGTAAAATGTCACTTTGCTATTTTCTAGCAACGCAGCATATTTCTTTAAAGCTGGAAGTAAGACATTACGATTCCAATCTCGTTCGTTAAGACCTAATTCTTTATTTACTCCGCCTGGATCACCAGCACCATGACCTAAAACGATTAAATGTTCTTGCATGATAAATTCCTACTTTCATTTTTAATTTTTTGTACTAAAAAAGGACTAGCAATCGCTAATCCTCATCACTTTTATCGCCATCTTTTAAATAGCCAATCTGCTTATACATTTGATTACCTAACACTGCGACACCTGTCACTAATACCGCCTGTGCAATCGTATGAGAAGTAAATCCACCCAAAATTAACGGTGTCATTAACAAGCTAATGCCCAATAAAACAAATGGGATTAACTCATTGCGAATAAAACTACTTTGTTTGATAAACGACCCCAATACCAACAAGACTGGAATCATAATCATTCCGTCTTTTGCAATAAATTCTAAAATATTTTCCATGTTTAACTACCCCCAATAAATTTTGATATAACAATGACGATAACAGACACGCAGATACCAGCAATCGTCCGCCACGTCCACTTTTGATTTTCTTTTAATTCGTTGATGTCTGATTCATTGTTGACTGACTTGTGCCAAGCATCTGTAGCTTTTGCTGATACATCACTAATATTCTTTGTGTTTTCTTCAATTTTTGTTAATCGTTGCAGTACTTCGTGCCATAAATTCGGTTCTTTTTCCATTTGACACCTCCTCATAAAATTAAAAGAGCAACGCTAAGCGCTACTCTAAACTGTCAACCAACTCACCATTTTTTGTCGTGCGATTGGATCAAAATCTGTACGGCGTAAATCATCTAATGTTTGCCCTTCGTCCAAATCGGACGGCGAAACAACTACCTGTGTGTTAAATTGATTTCCACCTTCGTATTTCTGATATTTGACCTCTACTGTTTTTACTTCGCCCGTCTGTTCGTCGATTTGGTAAGTTAAACCTGTCATTTTGATTTCCATATTATTTTTCCTCCTCAATATTCGCATCGTATGCTTCTAGCAATTCGTATAACCCTTGTCCTGTTTGCCCATCAATTTGACCCTCGTAATTTTCGAGGTAGTCCATGATGTCTTTGATTCGATTGGCATATTCGCCGTAAACGATCGTTGCTTCTTCTTCCAGTAATTCATCCAACTGTCTATTGATTTCTTTTGTGTCTTTGTTATCAAACGTATACTTGTCATTGCCATTCGGAATATAGTTGCCTTCATCATCTTTCTTCCCAAATTCCTGAAAAATGGCTTCTCGGTCTGCTTCCCACTCCTTGATTTTTTTAAGAATCAAATCGAGTAACTTAAATTTCCCACGATTGATTTTTTGATTGCTAGTTGGAATGTTGTAAACGGCGTTGTGGATATTCGCCAAAGATTTATTTTTTAATGTTAGTTGTTTCATTAATTTTTTCCTCCTAAAATAACCTTACGCCGATTGACGTAATTCTTGGATTTCGTTTTTTAATTCTTGGATTTCATTTTTGAGTTGCCAAATGTCATTGGCGTGGTTGCCTTTAATTCGAGAGATTTCATTGTTTATTTTCGTATTTTTTAGATCCAATTCCTGAATCGCCTTCCATGCTAGACTGTTCATGGCGTATTGCTCCACACCATCACCGTCAATGATTTCAGATGGTGTATTATAACCACTGCCAATAACTAAACCAATTCTTGTTTTTTGTTCGCCACTTTCTAACTCTGATTTTAGGTTGTATTCATAAATGTCGGAATTGCGAATAATACTCAATGCGCTAGATTGTCGCTTACGTATATTTGTTTTAAATACTTCCAACGAACCTGTTGGAAAGGCTGACGCACGAACAGCAACATATGAACCAGCACTTGAAACTTTGGTTGCTCTAATTTCGTTACCTTGTAGATAAACCGGTTGAGTATCTCCACTTGAACGTAAAACAGAATAGCCATTCATAGATTCAAAAGTTGCGTTTGTGTTTCCTCCCCTAAAATGACTAGCTCTTATTGCTAGGTAGTTACCTACACCACCCGCAGTCCGCACTTTAGTTACCGCGACTTCATATCCATCTGAAGGCTGTAAGAATACATGATTTTCATTACTTCGAACAACTACGTAACTAGTCAACGAGGTCAACGAACCTTCTGCTTCTACGAAAAAATCTTTTGCTCGAATACGCCCGTTTGCAATCGACATATTTCCGTCAGCACCACTGTTAAAGAATGAGGTACCTGTGATTGATCCTCCGTTAATGTATGCACCATTAATCGTGTGACCTGTTAACGTACCTACGCTAATCTTCGAAGCATCCAAACTAATAATCTTCGCACTCGCAATACTTGCGTTTGCTATCTTAGCGCCACTTACTGCTAAATCTGCAATGTGCGCTGTTTTGATAACGGCATCTGATATTTTTGTATTACCATCTAACCAAATGTTTTTACCTGCAATTAAAACACCTTCAGGCGACAAATTGATTTGCGTTAAAATATTGGACGTGTCTGCAACTTTCGCCCAAGCAGTCCACGTGGTGCTATTTCCCCTACGCTGATAAACGCCATCATCTGCTTTAGCGGTTTGTTCAATGTTTCCACCGCTTGCGTCGTTCCATCTCACATCAGTTTCCAATAACACATATGTTCCCGTGGCTTGAGTTAATCCAATTACAGTTCTATTTTTTAGCTCCTTAGCCATCTGTTTAGGATAGTTGCTAAAGTACCATTGCGGTGTTTGGTTGTCATTTCTTGTGTCTTTAACAGATTTATCACTTAGAATTTCCGCAGTTACTTGGTTTTTGGTTAACCTTAATGCAATGTCACTACCCAAACTTGCAATCTGCGACGTATGACCATTAGCAAGCGCCGTTGTGGTAGACCATTGACCTTCAAGTTGCGTTACTTGAGTTTTGTCAGCTTTGCCTTGGACGATAGTGTTAAATCCTTGAACTGTTTGTTCGAGGGAACTAAACATTGTCACTCTACCGATAAACCTACTAACTGTTAGTCCGACAGGATAATGTCCGATATGATTCCACAAGCTAACCATTGGTTTACCCACTTCACTTAGATATATCTTGATGTGGTTAGAAATTTCCCCGCCACTATCAATAATTTCTAAACTCCATCCTCCACCAGCGCCTACTTCTAACTTTGGTGTTAACCTTGCTAGAATTTTTGTGGGAGTGGAAGTATTATTTACTATTTTACCTGTTATTTCATAAGTATAAATATCAATTAATGGACTACCGTCAATGTTAGTTATCTCTTTTGGATTCGCAGTGTTTGTTAAATATTCTTTATACCAACTACTTACGCTTTTCTCGACTTCAGTAACTAAGCTATTCAACCCACTGAAACTACTCTGCAAGCTACCAATCTGGGTTGTATGTCCATCAGTCTTAGTATTCAGTGCGGATATCTTACCTGCTTCAAGTTTAAGTTGACTGTCCAAACTGTTGACAGTGCCAGTTAGTGTGTTGACCTCTGTCTTAGTTGCACGTGCCTGTATGTCCGCTTTATTTTGGTTAATCTGCGTGGACTGTGTGTTGACAGTACCTTGCAGTGTGTCAAAAGTTTGCTGACTGACTTTGCGTGACAGTTCACCGTTGATGTCGCTGATTTGTACTTGGACGTCTTCGGGTGCAGCACTCCAAGGCGTTGCTTTACTGCCTTTTTCTATTTTTATTTTAGACTCTTCAGGTGTAACCCCTTCAGGAAGAATGAAAGTTAATCTCATGAACTTCGGAGCCTTGTCTTCAGGTATTCCTGATGCTGGTTTGTTAGTTAACAACGACCCGTCTTGTGGTATTTTAAAAGTATCAGCAAGTGTCCCAAACTCAGAACTAATATACGTTTTATCTTTATTGAAAAGAAAGTATTGATTGTTAACACCTTTAAGACTACTTCTTGTATATATATCTCCAGAGTTTATAGCTATATAGTCGCTGACATACCATCTGGTTTGTGGTGTTAATTTAGCTAAAGCCCACGTTAATCCAAAATTGAAGGAAGCACCGGAAGATAACCATAAATTTCGATTCTCATAACTCAAATTATTATAAGCATCCAACGCACTCTTCGCATCTGTTATCGCTGTATTCGCATCTGCTACCGCCTGTCCAGCTAATGATGCAGCGGTGTTTGCTTGATTTTTGGCGAATCCTGCGTCTGCAATTGCTTGGTTGGCGTTGTTGATTGCCGTGTTTGATTGGTCGATGGCGGTTTGGACTTCTTGTTCCATCTCGTCGATTTTAACACCTATTTGTCTAAACGTATCAGCATCTAACACGACTTTCCAAATGGTTCCAGTCCAGACAAGCATATCTTCGCTTGTGCCGTTTGGCTTATACCAGGTATCACCCACTTTTGTTGCAGTCGGTTCACCCAAACCATTTTCGCCATACAAACCGTAAAAAACGGTGTTGTTGCCATCGGCGGATGTGATTGCATAATTGACTTGCGTACTGATCTCTTTGATTGCTTTTTGTTGCTCTTGCATCTGACCGACAAGCGACATTCGCTTTTGACCAATTTCAATTTCATCGTATGATTCAGTTAAGACATTCCACACTGTACGAATCACTTTTGCCACCGTATTTACACCCAATTTAGGATAATAAACACGGACATCATCACATAGATTGACTTGCTCTAAAAAGGCGTATTCCGCATAATCTGCTGACTTGGATAAGTCAACGAATGATACTTTAATCGAGGTGCTAGGTACGCCGATTTCATTTGCTTTGATGTATTGATTCGCCAGTGCTAACAGTCGTGCTTTTGTCGGTACTTCGTCGTGGCCAAACTCACTACTAAAATCAACGGGCAATGTTACTCTGTTTGGATATTTATTGACGTGTTGACTGTCTACGACATATCCATCAACGTGTACGACTATTTCTCGTTCTTTGTCATCAGTGTAAATTGCATACGGTGCAATAGATGTATAGGTATTCGCTATATTTCTTTCTTGTTCAAAATCAGTGATATTTCGACCGTAAGCCAATACCGTTTTAGCGGTTGTTCCACGTTTTTGTAGCAAACTAATGTGATAGTTGTCAAAGCGGTATTCGCCGCCCCAAACGTCTAAAATTGAACCTGCCACACCACCAAGTGCCATTCGTGGATTTTCCACTTTATCGATACGCCATTTCGTTTTATTGCTTGTCGGTATGTCACTATCAACGACAAATGGATTGGCTTCAACGATCGATGCTTTCCACTGTGATAAAGCCACTTGTGCACTACCAGTGATACTTACTTCTGGTTTGATTGTCAATTCTCGTGATAGATAACTCACGTGTTCCGCGTAGATTTCTGCTTTTCCGTTGTGGTTCGGCACGATTCTTTTAATTCGAAAACGTTGATCTTTTAATAGATGGTCAGCATCGGCTTTAATAATGTAGTTTTCCAAGGCCAATGGAAAAAGAGGGCTATCTGTTAAGATTTCCCCCTCGAAAATATAGATGCCATTGCGTTCTTGCGTGACCGTCGCTTTTAACATTTGAATTGGTCCTAGACCTAAAGTAAAAAAGTCAGTGGCATCGCCTTTGTATAAAATAGGATACTTACTCACACGATCACTTCCCATCTAGGGATAATCTTGATTTCGGTAATCGTTCCCGTTTTTGTGACAGCATGTGTACCAGGTTGGATTGGCGGTAATGGATAAGTCGTGATTTTATCCCACGCGCTTACGCCGCCAGTCAAATTTGTGACAACATCGAGTAACGTATCAATCACGATTCCGCCATCAACGTTTTTAAACTCCCACAAAGATGAACCAATTTTTAAGGTAATGTTTCCTGTGCCTTTGATGATGATTTTTGGCCGTGCTTGACGCTTGGTTGGATTACTGATTGTTGAGCCTAGAATTGATTCAGCTAGACCTGTTTTTAGGAATTTGTAAGGTTTGCATACGAATGTCAGTATCGCCTTCTCGTATTCTTCCGATGTTGATTCAAAGTCATATTCATCAATAAAGATCGCTTGATAAATATAGTTTGGATCAATGCTTGTTGTTAATTGTCCCCAATGGGCATCCTGTTTTAACCAATTGGAGACTCTTGTGATTTTTTCTTGGCTGTAATTATCCATCAAGACGTAGAACTTTTTCGGTACATTTTTTAGTTTTCCGTCAGACATCAAAATTTCGCCATCCATTCCATCAATCGGAACAAATTCACCTTTGATTTGAGGACTAGTGAAAGAAATGTCTTCCGATATCATCAAATCAAATTCTGTCGATTTTTGACCTTTGTATTCAAAATAACCAATCATCCGCCTAATCCTCCTCCTTCAATTTGTGCTAACCAACCTAAATCGCTGTTTAGATTTCTTAGGTCTAGGTCTTCTATATTTCCTTGGGTATTTACGTTTATTTCTGGTTTTAATCTCGCTATTGTATTTAACATTTGGCGCATTAAAGAAACTAACTCCCGATTATCATTTTGAATGACTGTCGTTGTTTCAATGTTTCGATTATTGACCGCTTCAAGATTCTTAACGAGTGTGGAATTTTTCGGAATACCTACACCTTCAGCATAACGTGGAACCATTTGCTTCGTTTGTGCTGCAGTGTAAACTTTAGATCCTCGTGGTAAATCAAGCATGACGTTTCTGCCTTGTGGGATATACGTTTCTCCGGTTGGGTGTTGCACTAACTCACGATACATCGCCCCACGTTGGTCATTGACCATCGCTAGTCCACCTGGATGAAAATTAGTTCCTGTTGCATTTTTTGTGAATTTTTCAGTGATCCATTGGGTGATGTTTTTTGTAACGGTTGTTAATGTGATTTTCTTATCACCTTGGCGTCCAAAAGTTTGAACAGCTCCTGTTGCTTTTCCTGCGTTCCAACTTGCATCATCTACTGCTTTTAAGTACTTAACTTTGGCTGTTGCTCTCTCAAAGTTATTCACACTTCCAACACCTGTCCTTGACGCATTTTGAACATTAGTCGAATCACCAGTTAAAATTTTATTCTTTGGATTGTTGTTATGAAAATTACTTAGTGCTGTTTCAGCTTGAATCGACTGATTAATGACGCTTGTTGCATCGCCTAACAATGTTTTTAGTCCAGGTTCATTTTTATTAAAAGTATCAATAGATAATGTTCCATCTTCAACTTTTGCCATTAAATCTTGATTTTCAGCAACTAAAGCTTTTATTTGCGGATCTAATTTAATCCAAGCATTCATTGTTTCGGTTGATGCAAATACTTTGCTAGATAAATCGGTGTTATTTCCCAACATCATTTTTTCTGTCATAGGCATCTTTTCCCAAGCGCCATAAACTTCTTTTGATGTTGCAACTTTCTCTAACAAATCTGTGTTTTCAGCTAACATTATTTTTTCATCATTTGGTATCGATTGCCAACGCTTGAAATTCTCATTAGACTCATAAATTTTAGTTAGTAAATCATAGTTTTCACCTTGGAATTGTTTTACTGTATCTGGTATTTTTTTCCAATCAGCCATTTTTTCCTCTGACTGACCTACTGCAGAAATGAGCTTTTGATTCTGTGCATCTAGTTCTTTTACTTCAGGTTGAAGTTCGTTCCAAAGCCCGATGTTAAAAACAGTTTCCGCCATCATTTCTGGTGTATTTGATTCAATAACTGCCTTTTTTTGATCAAAAGTTAACTTTTCCCAGTAACCCTTTGCTTGGAGTGTTTGAGTCATGGTTTGGGTTACATTACTATCAAGTAATGCCTGTTGTTCTGTAAAAGACATTTGTTCCCATTTTCCATTTGCTATTGCAGCTTCTGCAATCATCATTTTGACATCTGAGCTAACGTTGGCATCTTTTGAAATCCACATCAGCTGATTCCAACCTTTTTCAGATTTGGCAGCCTTATTCACTTCCTCTTGGGCATTTGTACTAACTTCTCCCGTTTTAGGATCTAAAATTAAATCATTCCAGAATGACCCAAATGCATTAGATTGATCTAACGTTAAAGCAATTTCTTTTTTATTGCTATCAGCAGCTTCTTTCACCGCTTGAGAAAAATTCCCAAATGATTCAACAAGTTTTTCGTTATCTTCGATGAGATATTGACTGGCGTTGGCTGTTTCAGAAATCATTTGACCACTCGCAAGATGGACAACATCGATTAGTTCTGGGTAACGCTCTAATATCATTGCCATCTGGTCTTCAGTGATAGTTGCCGCACTCTCTCCACTTTTCTTTAATAGTTCCAGTTGACTTTTAGCGTATTCACTATTTAAATCATACCCTGCATCGACTAATCCAGTTTCTAAGTCTTTTACCATATTGGCGTACTCGGTTTTCGAACCGTTTCTTTGTTTTCCTAAATTGCTTAACCATTCAGCTGCTTGTTCTTTTGAAGCAGTTGTGACATCCCCGGTCATAGCTGCAAGGATTTTTTTTGTTTCTGTTTCACTTTTTCCTAGCGATTGAACATACGCAACTGAAGACTCTTCAGATAAAGCTCTGATTCTTACCGCATCTGCATAACTAAGCTCACGATTGTGTTTGGAAGCATCTTCTCTAATTTCAGCAATTTTTTCATTGTTTTTTTGAACAACTTCTAAATATTGTTCTTGATGAGCTACTTCTTCCTCTGTGATTTTTTCTGATGCTTTTTTCACATCTTCAGGCATTAAATCAACTAGTTCTTTTAAAGTCCTAATTTTAGCAATCATATTCGTTTCAATAGATTCGCCCATTTTAGCGAAATTTTCAGCCAGCGATTGTGTATTTTCCGTCAGCCCTTGTTCTAGTAATCTAAATTGCCCGATTGCTTCACCACTATAGGTTTTCACTTCCGTTAATGCATCACCCGTTGCTTTACCGACATCGATACCCCAGTCCTTGGTACGCTGTGCGGAATTGTAAGCTTCTTCTCCCCACAACTTCCAAGCACCATAACCGACTGCCAAGGCACCACCAACTCCGACAACTCCTAAAATTGCTGGAGTTAACGGACCCAGAACGCCCATCATCGCACCTAAACCTGCTGGACCAGATGCAGTTGCAGCCGCTCCACCAAATTTACCGACAGTTCCAACGCCACCACCAAGTGTCGTTAATAAATCACCTGCAGAAACATTGCCATCAGCAAAAGCTTTTGTAACTTCCGTGATTGCTTTTTTCTTGGCCATACTCGCGGATAATTCAACGAAGGATTTCCCTACGCCACCAATTCCACCGGATAATTTACCAGTGATTGATAGTAGAGGACCGGCAGCTGCAGCCGTGGCTATTAAACCAAGTATCATTTTTTGTGTTTTCGGATCAGCATCGCTAAAGGCTTTTGCTAAATCACCAAGACCCTTTATTAGAGGTTTACTTACCGCTAAACTATCTCGTAATGCATCCACGAATGGACCACCTAAATCGATAGCAGTATCAACGACTTCGTTTTTCAGCATTTTTAATTTTGATTCTGTTGTTTCATAACGTTTATTTGCTTCTTCAGTTAAAGCCGTGTTTTCCTTCCATGCTTTGTTTCCTTGTTTGACTGCACCTTCAAAAACGCCTGAAGCATTTGCTGCACGTAATAAACTATCACGCAAACGTACTTCGGTAATGTCCATATCATCCAAAACGCGAATTGCTGACTTTCCTTGCTTTTCAGCGTTGGCCAGGCCTTCAACGAATTTCATAATGGCTTTCGATGGATCATTTTTAAACAATTCAGCAAATTCCATATTTGTCATGCCAGCAACTTCAGAAAATTGATGTAATGCAATGGCAGACTTATCTGCTTCTTTATACATTTTTCCAAGTTGTTTCGAACTAACTCCTAAAGCACTTGCCATACCTTTTTGCGCTTTTCCACCCGTTTGAACTGCAGTATTTACATCATTTAACGTATAACCGGCCGCTCGTGCCATCGCATCTAATTCATCAAATGCGACTGAACCTTTTTCGGTTGCTAATTGCATATTGACCATGACTTTAGAAAATGCGGAACCACCCGCTTCGGCTTCCACCCCCACGGAACTTAAAGCAGCAGCGAATCCCATTATTTCGCCCTCTGACATACCAATTTGTTTCCCGGCACCTGCAAGGCGTAATCCCATATCAACAATTTCTTGCTCAGTAGTAGCAAAATTATTCCCGAGATCAACAACAACGGAACCTAATTTACCAAAATCTTTTTGGCTCATTTGAGTGATATTGGCAAATCGGGCTAAAGAAGTTGCGGCAGATTCTGCGCTCATGTTTGTAGACTCACCGAGATCAATCATTGTCTTAGTAAATCCGACAACATTGTCCGTTTGAATCCCTAACTGACCGGCAGCTTCTGCAGTTGCGGCAATTTCTTTATGACTCGCTGGTAGCTCTTTCGCTAACCCACGCAAACCATCTTCTAAATCTTTAAATGAATAAACGACTTTTCCATTTTTTCCCACGACTTCATCGTTTGTTTTAAGGACTCCAGCAAAAGCAGATTCCCAACTAATTGCGGCAGTCGTGACAGCTGCAGCTCCAACGACTAATGGAACTGTTAATCCTTTTGTCATTGCAGAACCTGCAGACTCTAATCTTTTACCATGAATAATTAAAGAGTCACTCGCCTTATTAACCGCTCCTGTAAAACCCTCATTTCGAATTTTATACTCGGCCATCGCACCTGCAGTTTGTTGCAACTGGATTTTATAGTTCGCTAATTTTCCATTAGCATCTTGTAGCTGTGCTGCTAATCGTTTCGTTTGTTCTGTTGCCTTACCGTCAACAAAAGAATCATCGTAGGCTTTTTTGAGGTCTTTCACTTGATTCTCTTGTGCACCAATAATTTTGGTCAAACCATCGTACTTTGTTCCAAGTTTGCCTAATTGATTACCCGCCATGTCAGCAATTTTCATATTCGCTGACATTTCTTTTGCTAAATAACTAACTTGTTTTTTACTATTCGCTACTCCACGACCAAAATCAGCATCATCGAGTCCTAGCTTTATGACCATATTTCCTAATGGCGTTGCACCTGACAAGTTCCTACACCCCTTTCACCAATTCCCATAAAGGACGAATTTCTTTTTGTTTTTTCTTCGGTTTTTTATTTGAATCTTTAAGCAAGATTTCATCGATGTCTAAACAATCCGTATTCATGCAATCACGAATTGTCATCGATTGGACGTTGGCCACAATTTCTTTTATAAGTCCGAGTTGGAGGTCGTAGAATCGAGACCAGCTAATAGTTTCTTCATCTGTTCCTCTTGTGCTTTTTTTGCTTCTTCGTCCTCTTTTCGACTGTTTCCTAAAACGCGGTAACGAATGATTTCAAAAATTTGTTTGAAATCGTGTGAATCCAATCCTTCGAGAATTGCTTTTTTAGTCACTGCTTTATCAGCAAACAGACCCGCTACAAATTCGGCTTGTAATTCTTGGTAGTCTTCTAACCTCGTTTCAACCTTATTTCCTGATGCATCCACACGTTCTTCCAGTGCCGCTTCTTTTCGAATGTATTCTAATTTCTTTGATTGCGATACAAAATCAAAAAAGTATTCCTTCATTTGACCTTTATCGTCGCGTAACTGTAATTTGACTGTTCTTTCTTCTGACAAAATGATTCCTCCTTAAAAATTCAAAATAAAAAACAAGACTAGCGATCAAACTAGTCTTGTTGAAAATTATTATTCTCCGCCTGTGAGTGGCGCGCCTAAAACAATCGTACGTAATTCTTCCACAGATGCACTACCAAAAGCACGCATCACGTGAAATTCTTTTTCTTCTGTTTCAACGGTTACTTTGCGAGAGACAGCACTCATTACCGTTTCACCTGGTTCTGGTGTAAAGTCCTCATCTGTTTTTGTAGCAATTGAAAAGCCATCTGTCGTTAACGTTCCAGCTAAGATCGCGTAAGCAACAGGTTCGCCTTTCATGTCTTCTGACTCACAAAAAGCTGCAACAAAAGGTGCTTCAGTATTGTTTCCAATACCATCGATTCCTTCTTTAACGATTTCATAACCGTAAATTTCTTGTTCGATTTTCGTTGGTAAATCTAACAAACCAAAGTTTGCAGCAACTGCACCTACACCTTTACGTACAACAAAGTATTCAATATTTCCACCGAAAACTTTAACTGCTTCTTTTGTTAATCCTGTTAATTCCATCGTAACTGGTGCACCTTTTTCTGGATCTCCTTTGATTACGTGGATTGGTGCGGTTGTGCTTGGTTGGCGATTTTTATCTAACGCTCTAATAGATAAACTTTTAAATCCATATGCTACTGCCATTGTTTATTTTCCTCCTAATTTGAAAACGACATCGCCTAGTAATAAGCAACGTCGTTTAGTTTTGTATTTTTTCTATATCGCTTCGCTTCCACAAAGCGTTTTGTTTCTTTGAAGTATTCATCTAGTCCACCAGATAGTTGGCCATAACCCATTTCCCACAACTCTTTTTGAATGGCGTGTGATATTTCTTTCGTTGTTATTAAATCGATTGCTTCCACATTGACCTGGTAGGTAAACTGTTTTGAAAGAGGAGTATCTCCCCCGAAATAAGAATTGGTGCTTGGTCCTAATGGCACAATCAAGATAAATGGCTTACTAGTATCTAAATCTTCTTCTGATTCGTACATGTTGATTTGAGTTTCATCAACAAGCGCGGTAATTGAAGGATTAACTTTCAATGCTTCGTAGATTTCCATTATCATTAAATTCATTTCGCCAACTCCTCCAGTCCGCTACGCATTCTTTTAAATGCTACTTGTTGTGCTTTATCAGCTGCACTTTGGACTTTACCCATTCCACGAGGAGAAATAAAACGTCCTTTTCGCACGTAACCAAATTCATTCAGATGGACGAGCCGCCATCTATCTTTATCGCCACGCCATCCGACCGATACTTCTTTGATTCCTAGCGCGCTCCCCTTTACATTCGAACGCACCACTTCGTCGTAGGTGGCTCCTGTGTCCATATAAGAGGAAACAGCAGCTTTAGTAATTTCAACAATTTCATCGCCTGTTTCCTTTAATGCTTTGTTGACGATACGTGTTGTTTTCGCTTTTCCAAATTTTGCTTCAATATTTTTTAAAATATCATCAACACCTGAAACCTTTACACTCAACTCGTCGCCCCCAATACAATTTTAACAAATCGGTTATCCTCAAAATCAAAAGAGACATCAACAATGTTCCATTCTTTTTCAATTCCATAACGGTAATCATCGACTTTGACAAAATCAGTGTTCAAAGGTAAGTAATCTTCGTGTGGATCACGAATCTTAATCGTTAATCCTTCTTTCGTACCTTTAACAGATAAAATCTCCAAGTCTTTCATCGATGGGTTATAGACTTGTGCCATACACTCGTACTTTTTTTCTTTCATTGAACTACCTGGTAGCGGACCGCTTCCTGTTTTACGCCAAAATTCAATCTTGGTTCGTAGGTCTCCACTATCAATTTTCGGTTTTTTGTAATTCGGATGAATCATCTAATCACCGTCCATTATCATATTTTGTAGGGAGTAGTCCAAAATGAATGACTGGAAATTCCCCTCAAAATATTCGATGGAATCGTTATATGCATAACGACTCCGCTCAAATACCAGTTCAATAAAGTTTAAGTCATTGTTTGCATCATACGGACCCACAAGCTGATTAATCCGCATGAAAGAAGCCGATAAAATATTTTCAAGGTTTTCGTCTTCTGACTTCCCGAAAATTTTCATCCGCTTCTTAAAGTTTGCTAGTTCTTTTGTAGCTAACTCATTCGCTTGTTCTTTATTCATTGGCATCGCCTCCTATTAAAGCGAGTAATTCTGCCTTTGTAGCCGTTTTAGAGTACTTGATACCATTTGCATCGAGGTATGCTTTAATCTCTGCTACCTTCCACGTTTCGTCGGGGAACGCCCCTCTTAAAAAAGGCGCTGTTAGTTTCCCAGTTCACCAACGGGGATCGTCAACGTCCATACTGCAGTTGCTTTAATATCTTTTGCACGACCATGAGCGAAAGTTTTTGCAACATATAGCTCCATGTCTTCTAGAGCAAGGGTTTGATCAAACTTATTAACTTTAGTACCGCCACCAATCCATGCATCATAACGACCTGTGACAAAGGTTAATACTTCACCTTTAGGTTGTGCAACAGATTCAACAATATCTAAATTGTAAGGCAAAGCTGTCACATATACGCCATTTGCATTTAAATGAGTGTACTGTGTTTTGACATCCCAAGCATCACCAGGATTCACAACCATCACGACTTTTCCTGCTACTGATAATGGTTTTCCGTTTTCTTTAACCGAATGGTATTTGTAAACACCAGTAATTTCTTTAACAGTTGTTTTAGGATCTGCAAAAGTTAAAACACCTTCAGCAGTTTTACGTGGATAAGTCGTAGCGCTACCTGAAGTAGAACCATTATTAATATCACGGTCTAACCCGATTGGCTTATCTTGTCCATCACCTGTTAAAAATGCTAACTCCAAAGCAACAGAAAAAGCTTCCTGAATTTGTAATCGAACGAAACGCTCAATCCATCCAGGTCCGAAGTCTTCTAAATCTTTTGGAATCACAACAAAGCAAGTTAATTTATTTTGAATCGCTTCATCATCATTAAACGTAGCTTCAAGTTGACCTTTGATTTCACCAAAGATTTTACCCCAAACAGCCACACCTGTCGTTTCCGCTTTTAAGAATTTCAAACGGAGCCCAGCATTTCTTAAACCAATCTTAGCAAGTAATGGATGTTCAGAAACCATATCATCAAAAATGTTGTCTTGTGTTTCTTGTGGTAGTAATTGTTCATCCTTGTAGCCTACTTCTTTATTGATTTCGTTAAAGAACTTTCGTTGAGAAGCATTTAGTTTACCATCTAAGGTTGTTTGACCGGCGAATGATTCAGCGCCTTGCGCACCTGCTTGTTTTGCTTCTTCCATCATAATGTCTAGCATTTCACTGTATAACTCACCTTGACGCTCAACTGGTTCGCCGTTTTGAACGGAATCAATCCATTGTTGTTTGACCTCTGTAAAGTTGCTTGATAATTTAATTGCCATATTTTGTTTCCTCCTAATTTTAAGTTAAAAAATAAATCTAGCAAACGGTGATTCGTTTACAGGTTTTTCCTCTTCGTCAATCCATTGTTGTAAAGTTTTCCCTTCGATAACTGTTTCTTTTTTCAGTTGATCAATGGCATTTTTTACGATACCTTCTAATTCTTCTTTTGGTACAGAAACTTTGACTGCTGCACTCGATACGTCTTTCTTACTTTTTAACTCTTTCATCGCCTGGATTACTTTTTCAGGCACCAATCCCATTCCCGTACTCGCAACCAATTGCGTATACTCTGGCTTAGTAAACATTACTTCATCAGCAAAACCGAGTTCAACTGCTTTTTCAGCGGTCATCCATGTTTCCTCATCCATTAAGACTCGTAACTCTTCTTTGCTTTTGCCTGACTTAATTTGATAAGCATTACTTAAAGAATCTGCCCAATTTTCTAGGTATTCAGCATCTTTTCGAAGGTCATTTTGATCACCTGCAGTGTACATCCAGGGATTGTGTATCATGATTTGTGCTGTTGGACTAATCGATACTACGTCTCCTGCCATCGCAATAATACTAGCGGCACTTGCAGCAACCCCCAAAATTTTAACGGTTACTCTTCCTGGATAGTCTTTAATCGTTGTATAAATTTCGCTTCCAGAATAGACATCGCCTCCAGGAGAGTTGATAAGAATTTCTACTTCCTCACCCGTACTTGGTAATTTAATATCATTTGGACAAGTTGAATCTTCATCAAACCAATCATAAAACCATTTGTCACTATTAGAGATAATTGGCCCACTCACTTTAATCTGTATTGTCATCTGTTTTCTCACCTTCTTTCAATAGTTCATAGTTTTTAGTCATTGCACGTTCATCCATTGTTGGGTCTGCTGATTTTTCGTACTCAAATTCTTCAAGCACCTGATTTGGTGTAAATACTCTAGAAGCAACCAGTTTATCAATCTGAACAGCAAACTCAAATGGATCACGCCTTAATACATTTTGAACTTTTACTCGCTCACCTTTTAAATATTCTTCTTTTTCAAGAATTTTATTTGTTAGTTCTGATTCTATCTTCTGAATCAGCGGTAAAATACATAGTTTTCGATAAGCTTCTAGGTTAAATTTCAAATCAGCCATTTCTCCATGAACTAAAGCTGAAGGAACACCAATCATTCTTGAAATATCATTTATCAAAGATTTCTTCATTTTATCCAATTCTTCAAGTGATTGATTCGAACTCCCAATCTTATTGGTGTATTCTTCATATTCAAAACCTTTTAGTTTCGGTACAATCGCAATCGAACGATCTTTAAACGATTTGTACATCTTATCGATAAATCCCTGTAATTTTTCTGTTGATGTCTTACCATTCTCATCCTTTTCATTATTGAATGTTCCTGTTTGTTCCACAGATACGGAAGCTCTTATTTGATTATTTCTCATTGATACTTCAATGATTCGGCCAAACAATTCACCATAGTCTTGAAACAAGCCATCAGTGAAACGCTCTAGTTCTTCATTGTTATACTCTAGATAAATAACCTCTGACATTTTGAAATTCCGTTTAAAAGTAAATCCTTTTAACGTTACTCCTTTAAAAACATCCTCATACAGTGCTGATTCCTCACGATAAAAATCTTCAGCAATTAATAATTGGTCATCGTCAGAAACAACGATTAAAACTTCATTATCATTCATCAAACGATAAATGACCTTTTGCCAAAACTCACTAGCAGACATATCTTTATTAGGCCTGACATTAAGAAGATATTGCCAATCTACCTTTGTTAGACCTGTTTCATCGCGAATCTTTACTTGCATTGTAGACATCGTACGACTAACAAAATTAAGTACTGATTCCAAAGCCATTCTTTTTAAATAGGATCTTATTGATGGGTCTGATGCAAAATCAAAGTCAAACATTTCTGCAATTTCTTTATTTTTTGTAAACACTTTTGTTAAACTATCAAACAAACTCATTTGTTCACCACCTTTCGATATAATATTCTAAATAATCTAAGTGTTGATTTAAAAAATAATACATTGTATAATGTTCGTTATAAAGTTATGGAAGGGTGGCCGAGTGGTTTATGGCGCTGTACTGAAAATACAGTAATCGAGTTTTCGATTCAGGGGTTCGAATCCCCTTCCTTGGTATTATTCTAGAGCGCAATTGCGCTCTTTTTTATTTTAAAAATCCAACTCATCCAACATATCGAATGCTGAATTATAATCCACTTGATCTTCTAACTCATTCGCTTTATATAAAGCATGAATGAATGCTTGGAAGCCATCTGTCTTACGTTTGATTTCTTCTTTCTTCAAAAATTTCTTTCCATCTTCTGTTTCTTTTACATAAATATTATTGGTAAACCATCGCATTAACGGATTATCACCAAAAATAAACTTGCTATTAGCAAAACCATCTTCAACTCTCGGTGCCAGTAATGGATGCAAATTGGACGGTTTCCGTAATCGAACCACTTCAAAACCTTCTTTTTCAAGCATTGGTCCCAAGATATCCGCTTTATAGTTATCTAGTACAATCATTCGTACTCCATATTGGTTCCTTGCTTCAACAAACCAATTAACTACGTGTTTTGGATTTAATGATGGTTCATTTACAACTTTCATCAACCCCATTTTTTCCCAACTTTTAATTGGTGCTTTTTTTTCACTTCCGACTACTTGTTCTTTTAATGAATAACCATAATGGACATCACAGAATTGTTTCATCGCAAAAGTAAATGATTTAAATGCATACTCATCTTTCTTTTTAAATAGAAGCCCACACGTTGCAAAATCTCGAACACTACCAAAATCTAGTCCGCCAATCGGAACAGAATCGAGTTTAAAGAATGGTCGATTAGTTGCCGTCAACTCTTCTTTAGTCGCAACAGAGTTTTCCATCTTGTCTTCAATAAAATTCATTCGTTTCGTAACGAATGCTGGTCTTCCTGAAGGTTCTGTAGCTAACTTTTTGTATTCCTTCATAATTCGGGTTAACAGACGTTTACCACGCTTGTTTAATGGCGGTTGTAAAGCAGGATTCGCTTTTGGCCACAATTCTGGCTTATCCATTTCTCCAATATCATCTAACTCACAAATAAAAGGAAATACTCCGATAAATTCCGTTAAGCCATTTAAGATATCTTCACTTTCCCGGTATTTTGTATCAAAATAACCTTCTCGTACAAATCCTTTTGTACCAATAAAGAACTGTCTGCCATGATCAACTTTACCTAGACCACCTGAAAACACATCGACGATTTCGCTGTTTTCCATTTCGTGGAATTCATCATAGATAACGGCACCTTCACGGCCACCATCTTGTGAGCTCGCGTTACTGGTTTTATATTCAAAAGTTGATTGAGTTTCTCGACTAGTGATGCTACTTTTATATGCTTCAAACTCTTCTTCTAAATCCTCATTACCTTTTTTCTTAATGACCTGGTAACACTCTTTGTGGCTTCGCTTTGCTTGCTTCTCCGAGTTGGCCACAATCGATACATCATAGTAATCAATTCCATGTAACGAACTAATAAAGTAATTTGATAATGTGGAGATGAAACCATTCTTCCCCTTACCACGACCGCCAACAATTAAAAATTCATCAAATACTGTTTCATCGTCTTCAAGGGTAAACAAAAAGATGAATGGGGCAATAAATTTTTCCCAATCATCTAATTCAAAATACCAACTTTCACTAAAATTGATATAATTTTCAATTTGTTCTTCATCGAAGTAATAGAGATCACTTCTCGGTAAAATAATTGTTTCGATTAATCCAATTAATTTTACCCGTTTATCATTTAAAATTAATTCCCCGTCTTTCCATCTGTTAATGTATTCTTCTACATATTTATTTCTTAACATCTATTTCATCGCTTCAACAATGGAGATTTATTTTTTGGTTTCACTTTTGTGATTGGTAATAATTCGGTTAACTGCTTAATAATCGCTTGATATGTTTTGTCTCGATTATCATAGTTTTCCACTATCGGCCTTCGTCTATCGTACGGGGTTTGATTTTCACTCTGGCTAAATTTTTCATATTCTCCATTTTCAAGAATATCTTTCCAATTATCATCAAGCAAAACTTTTAATCGCGCTGCTTGAGTAATTAATCCTTCGACTAACTCTTTTAGGTTTTTAGGGATCGTTTCGAAAAGTTGAGCGATTCTATTTTCTTCTTCATTCACTCGTTTTTCCATCTCATCAATTCTGTCGTTTAATAGGTAAACTACCGATACGTCTAGAGCAGCTGCAATTTTAATTAACGTTTCTAAACTTGGCGAATTTCTTCCATTTTCGATACTGGAATAATAGCGAGAAGAAATGCCACAAACCGTTGATAACTCAACTTGTGTTAAGTTTAAATGAATTCTTTTTTCTTTCATTCGTGAACCAATCAACTCTTTATTCAAAACGATCACCTCCTTCAATTTTTATATGTACTGGGTGGGGGGAGGGGGTGGCTCCCACTTTTAGTTGCATTTGCTGAGTCATCCCCATCCACCGGTTCCCAGAATTGGGATTTGACCCCAAAATATATCGATGGGGGGTATGCTGTCCCTCACTTTTAATCTTTCTCAGATTTCTCTATTTGAATATCTTTTAAATCTTCTACTTCAACGAACATATCAATTGATACTGTGTTGGCCATTTCTCCATTTGTATTAACATTTAAAGTAAAGTCAGTAACACCTTTCAGCTTAACGCCATCAAGATGTACATGCTTATCAATGTATTCAAACTTCATTCTCTCACCACCATTCGTCGTCCCAGCGCTTTTTCTTTTCGCTAGGCCTGTAGTTAAACCGCTTATGCCTTTTGTTGTGACAGTCCTTGCATAGTGTACGAAGGTTATCAATATCTAAAGCAAGCTCTGGATAATCTTCTAGCTCTTTGATGTGGTCCACTTCGAGAATAGAATCATATTGTGTAGTTAACTTACCTTCATTCTTGCACCACAAACATTCGTAGTGATCTAACTCTAGTCGTTGCTGCCTTAGTATCTTCCATTCACTTGATGAATAAAACTTTGCGCGTGATTGTTTAGTTGAGACATCTAACATATTCCACCTCTTATGTGTAAAATTGGATAAAGAAAAAGACACCCAATGGATGCCTTACCCTTCTTCTTTATTATTCAAATGTTCGACCAATTGCTTTATTTCTTTATTTATTCCTTTAAATTTGTATACTCTTTTAGTTATATTATTTTTGGATGCTTTTAATCCTGTAGATATTTGATTTTGATTGATATCTACACCGACTAGACCATTTTTATCATCACTATAGTACTCTTCGATTTCGACCTCTTCTGAGTTGTTAATCCTTTCAGCAATCGCAATTTCTTTAAGTAACGGACCTACATTTGCTTCAAGTATAATATTTGATAATTTTTCCATCTCTTCTTGATCAAACTCTTTTTCTTTACTATCAGTTTGGATACCATATAGATTTAGCAATACTCTTGATAATTCTGATGTAAAACTAGACACTATTGTATTTAACATTCAAACACTCTCCTTGAATTATATTACCATAATAATACAAAACCCCTACCAATTAAGATAGGAGAAAAGAAGGTTTTTCGTAATCTTTCGACAATATTAGAATACCACATAAAAATCAAGGTGTCGGTAACATCAAGGTACCTTACGTAACGTACTGATTATATTACACCTGTTGATATAGCTATAACCATATCAGTCAGTGAAGAATATTTTATTCCGCTTTTTGTTTGAAAAGACATAAAATCTGGCTCTAGCACATATAAAACCAAATCTTCTAAATCAATTTTTCGAGATTGACACAATGTAGTAAGATAAAAATTTCCAGGTTTTTGTTGAATGTAATTTTTTAAAATTTCTAAAAAACTTATTAATTGATTAGTGTCCAACCTTCTCTCATTTCCTTGAAAGAATACCTCTGGCATTACAAATGTTAGTTTTATCTCTCCAAAACTTGCAGAAATTTCAGCATTTGGGTTACTACTATTAGTACTTATCTTTATCTCTTCTATCAACGCAGATGTACGTAAATTTTTACCGTTGTCTTTTACTGAAATCTCATGTGGTAATCTTTGATAAAATGGTGGTTCTTTGACCGAAGTTTCTTTACCATCTCCACTTGTGGTTATAACTTCACTATTAGGATCATAATTAACTTTGATGCCTGTTTTAGTTGATGTCTCCGCATCCGTCTTTTTCTTAGTATTATTTTTTTTATTATGTGGTTTATTTTCTTTTTTTTCCGGAGGATTAAAATAATCAAAAAGAACTTGAATAGAGTCATTTTTTCTTCTATCTATTCCTTTACTTGATAAACCACCGTTCACTTCAACGTATTCAGTGATTGACCTCACTCCAGTTTCCTCATCCTCCAAACGAGGACAATTGGCATCATGCTCATATGATCGATGCTTACTTAAATAAACCAATCCAGTACTTCTTCGGTTATAAACTAACTTTGCACCACACCCTTGTTCTGGACAGAATAAATTATCAATAACTATCAAAAAGTCTTCTCTTCTTAAGATATCCTCACGTTTAATAGACTCTTCAACACCGTCGATAACCACTAAAGCCTCATCAAATTTCATTAAAAAACCACCTTTTGCTATTATTAAGACAAAAAATCTGCTAGTATAATAGTCGGCAAACATAATACAAAACAGAAGAGCTAAGCGTTCCGCGCTTAACTCTGTATTTGTCTACCTATTATTATAGTGCCTTGTTAAGGTTTTATCAAAGGAATGCATAAATTAATTTAATTTATATTTTTTTATCGACTCTTTAATAGTAAAAGTCGGATGTTTTGTAACCCTACTATTGTCAACCACTCCATAATAATGTGGTACTAACGTGTTTCTTTCATCTAATTCTACATCAAAAGCTTCCTTGTTTCCTTTGTTGAAAAATAGGTATGTTCTTTCATAAGGGATATCAATCAACTCCCATCCATCCAATTCAATATTTTCTTTTTTCATATTATTTAAAGTCCCTTGAATGTCATTTTTTACCACGCTATCCAGGTCCTTTTCAATTCTTTGAAAATCCATTAGTTTAAATTGCATAATTTTTTATCCCCTATCAAATTTTATAATCCGCATCAACTCAGCATGTTTGTTCTTTATGTACTGATAAGCATATCCCGTCTCATCCGCTATTGATTCCAACGTCAACCCTTCAACATATTTCAATTTCAATATTTGCTGATTCAATCCAGTAAACTTCCCAATCAGCTCAACAATTTCTTTACGTTCTTTCTCAAGCTGTTCAATCCGATTGCTCAAATCTCTGATCACATCCTTTAATCTTGCTTGCTTTCTCAAAGCTGTTATAAAATTTTGGTGTTTAGCAAGGTCACCATCTTCACCGCTTGTATAATTGGACCAACGATACAGTTCTTTTTGATTTAATTTGAGTGACAGCCTTAAATCAATTAGTTCTTCATCAATGCCAATAATTGAGTTTACCCATTCATAAATGACAAATCACCTACTTTAGATTATTTTTACTTCATTCTAAATCTCTATCTCGCTCCAATCCTCAATCAAATCAATTGTTTTAACTCCTAGAGCTTTTGCTATTTTTTGTAAGGATAAAATACTGCAGCCATTTGTTGTTTTCTTTGTTAGCATATTTTGAATCGTTGCGCTGCCGAGTTCTTTTTCTAAATGTTTTCGCTTAATGTTATTTAGTTCCATGTAACGATTCATATTCTCATTGACGACATCAATAATATTTCGTTCCATATCAAAATCACTGCTCCTTCATTCGATATCTTTTTCCCAGCTATACTAAATCCAGTCTGGTTTGTTGTATTCTTGCTTTCGTAACTGACGATGGTTCCCAATGATGAACAAAATCCAAAGCTCTCATAAAATCTTTGTCTTTGATTCGCCCACGATTCGGTACGTTAAACAATTGCTTAATGCTCCTACCTAAATCAGCGAATAGCATACTTTTTGCTGATTGGTCTAAACGCCACTCATTACAAATTTGTGATACTTTACGTCTAACAGCTCTGTCAATCGTTCCTTTGTCTTCGTTAGTGATTAACTTATTTTCCTCAATCTCAGTTAAACGATCATCTAAATCGTCTACTCTTTGGTTGGTTTCAACGTTACCTGCTAAAGCTAATTCAATTAGTTCACGTGGTGACGTTGGAATTTTTAGTTGTTGAGCTTGATTGAAATAGTTTTCTTCTAAAGCATCGAACATGTCCCAAGCTTGGTCTGTTCCAAGCATTTTCGAATGACGGCCGGCTCCTTGTTTTGTGTAAAGGATCAATTGTCTAGCATATTTGTTGATAGCTACTTCGGAATTTGCTAAGTACCTCTTGAACTCAACTAATTCTTCGCCTTCTAATCGAATGTAATGTTTTCCTTCAATGGAACTTGTCTTTGTTATATCCAAAGTTCTGTTGAATACGCATCGCAGTTGTACCGTAAAATTCCGCTAATTGCTCAGCTGTCAATAACCGCTGATTGTTTAATTCAATTACTTCTGGTCTAATCATTTGTTTTCTCCTCTCATCCACTTCTGATTGTTTTTAACTGGTTTTATAACTCTCTTTGGTTTTGGAAAGATACGAATCACACGACCTCCACAGTTCGCAGCGATTCTTTCTGCTTCGCTAAGCTCAACAAATCCTTTTACAGACGATAACGAATCAACTTGCACGCCATCGCTTCCTTGATAAATATCACGTTTCACTGCATACATCACTTATCGCTCCTTTTTAATCGGCATAAGAGAATCTGAATCCTCTTGCTTTTCCATGTCTTGTAACATTTCCAGTTTTGCAACCTAAAGTTACTGTTTGTCTGGTAATAAGATAAGTATTTGCGACATCGCCAACTGAATCATAAATTTTTGTTGTTCCATTTGGCTCAATAACTTTTACTCTTCTTCGTTTTGCAGCATTATCGAAATTACGTTTTGTTCCCTCAATTGAAAAATCAGTTCTTTTACCAGGCTTTCCAACTAATTCGCAAACGTAAGTATAACCATCATCAGCTTTGACAACCATCGTTCGTTCATTCCTTGCTGTTATTTCACCATTTACTCTTTTATCTGACCTGACAACTTGATACATCTAATCCCTCCTAACTACCGTTATCTTTTTTAGCAGACAATTTTATTTGCTGTTCTTAACCAAATATCAACAACTTTTTGTAAATCATCGGGTACATGTTCTCTGTTTCTATTTCCTTGTATTTGTTGAATTCTTTTTTTTCTGTACTCGATTGTAAAAAAGGACTTCTCAGGTTCTTCTCGTTTGCGTGCAAATATGATGGTTGTTTTGCCTGCAACATGCTCGCCAATATATCCTGAACTACTTACGCAATGACGCAGTGCTTGGCCTTCTTTTACTAGGTCATCAGCACATTTTGGCAGTATAAATGAATAATCACCGATAACCATTTCAAGTGCTTTTAACTCCTCCGCTCGTGCAACAAATCCTTCTTGAACTAATTCTCGTTTCGTCGCATTGAGTGTATCGACTGCTTTATCATGTGCTTGGACTATATCAGTTGGAAAATAAACAATATTTTCTTTAGTTGTTTTTAAGTCCTTCAGCAACTTCAGATAGTCTCGGTAATAGCTGAAATCTGTTTTTTGTTTGATCAAATATTTTTGCAGCTTATTAATCTTTACGCTTCTTGGAATTTTGGAAACATCTTTATAAGCCATATATTTTTCAATTCCTGGTATAAAACGACTACCGACTTTCTCTAACGCTTGCTTCAGCAAATATTCTTTATAACCATATTGAGTATTTTTGAAGAAAGGTTTGAATTTTTTAAGCCAATTCTTTGTTACAATCCGCATGTCAATCTCGTTATTGTTGTTAGCAATATCATTAGCAAGATGCATCGCATTGATTTTTTGGGCATATTCAATTTGTTTGCGGTACTTATAAACTCGTGGGATATCTTCCACATATAAAAATGGCAGTTCAATATATTTCAATTCAGATACTCTGTGTAGCCTATCATGCCAGCGATTCTCATAGACTTCTGGCTGATAATATGAGAATAGCCCCACAGTAGGCTTCAATCCGAATCTAAAATTATTATCATCTGATTGAGATAACTTAATATGCGCTCCTTCAGCTAAAACTTCTAAGTTAATCAAACGATCTTTATATACTTGCTTGCCATTTTCAAAGAATGAAGCGACATTCCACGTTTGAATCTCAATCCTTTTACTTGTTGAAAGTACGATTACGAACAATCTGCTCTTATCAAAGAATGTTAGCCTCGAATTTTTAACGAGTTTCTTGGTGGTACAGTAAGAATGTTTTCTAGTGGATGCAATAATTGACTTCTCTTTGTTGCGCCATTCATACGTTGGCATTTGGCAATAAGCCCATTCAAAGAATGCTTTTGGAACCTTCAGTTTATTATTTGCATAATCGTTCGCTGTCTTAATCATTTAAAAAGTCCAGCAAATCTAATTGCTCCCCTTCTTCTGGCGTAAATTGAGGCTTATTCGGTTGTTTCTTTGTTTTTTGCGGTTTCTTCTCTTTTGTTTTAATTTCAGGTGCTTTTACCACTGCTGGTATTTTCTTTTCCATCTTCGGCAGCTCTTCCACGACAAAGTAATTCCTTATCCATCCAAAAACGACTTCATCTGGCACTCCTGTTGATTCGCCATCATCATATTTATAAGCTTCAGAAATACAATACTCTTTGCATTCTTTGATTGAACGGTCATCTTTTAAAATTCCTTGAAGTAATTCATCATCTTCTTGAGTACATAACCAATTGTGAATCGTATCTTCCATTCGACTATGTTTGTCAGCCATTTCTGCCAACATCTTTTCAAGTGCTTTTTCTTTTAATTGATTCATCGCCCGGTCTCCCTTTCCACTGGATCAAAACTTTCCTTTGATTTGTTTAACACGTATTCGATTGGCACCCACGCCTTATCTTTACCAACGGTTCCTTTACCTGGACCACAATATTCAATGTAATTTCCTTTTTTAGTGATTACGAAGGTTCTCAACTTCCATTCGTCGTCAATGCATCGCCCGATATATTGCGAAGGATTTTTATCGTTTGACCGAAAAGAGTCGATGGTCCATTTTCTAACATCGCAAAACATTTCAAATTCGATTCGCTTGATTCTGTATTCTCCAACATAATCTTTCATCGCAATTTCTCCTTATTGTGGTAATCGCTTAAAAAATCAACGTATCCTGGTGTCGGTACTTGGAATTCTTTTAACTCTTTTTCCGTCATATACCTACGGCCATAAATTGATTGCATTTCCTTCCACGTTGACCAAGGCACAAATGCAACCGTTCGGCCAATCATACAAACGACACCAACGACTGCACCCATCGCTTCGTGGTAAGTTAATCGCTCAGATTGGTACAAAGTCACTACATCCTGTTTTATTCGGTCTTTAGAGGTAAACTTTGCTTCAAATGCGATTGAACGGCCACCTTTTAATGTCCCTTTGAAATCAGGTTGCGCTCTACCAGTGAAACGACCGCTGAACGTTCCTCTTTGTCCTAATTTTGTAACGATAAATGGCTCTGGCGTCTTTTCGATTAAAGCCAAGCATTTATGTTCGTAATAAATGCAGCCTTGCTCAATCAATCGCTCTAAAAACTTGCCATCGTAATTACTTTTTCTGTTAATATCTCTTCTTTGATAACCCATTGTGTTTCCCTCCTGATTTCTTTAAGGTTCAACCTTCAGCATTTCAACATATATATGCCAACCTGATTCCTCAATTTCTCTAATTTGAGGTTCACCGATAATGTAATAACCTGGAAAACGAGAAGAAAAAATATCTTGGCCTTGATTATTTTCCTTAATTACATTGGATAACTTTCGTTGTGACCACCAAGAGTCGTTGGTAGTTTCTGTTGGCTTTTTTAAATTTTGGCTACTAGACCATCTTTTCTTGCCTTTCGCCCATTGACGGTTTATCCATTTTTCTTGTCCAGTTAAATAAATTGCTATCTTTTTTAGGCCATTAGAACCACCTTGAATTCTTTTTGTTTCAACGATACCTCTTGATTTAGCGTTCTTCCCTCCGCCAACTGACCAACAATTCTCGACATCATCACGTGTAAAGCCTGAATCCTTCGGCAATTTATTAATAACTAAATGATGATGGATCCTTTTCATGTATTGACCATCTTTATCTATTTGGTAAGAAGTGAACCACATGTACTTTAGTTCAGCTCCCGCATTTTTATATAATCTTTTTAATTTACCAATCATACTTCGCTGGTCCTTTGCAGCCTGATCTAAATCTTTAGGCAAAAACTCATGATTATAAGTCAATGTGGCATAATAATCGCCTTGGACAAAATTAGCATGTAATAACAGCTCAGCATTTTTTCTGCTTTTATTCGTATTCCAATTTTCTTGAGAAATTCTTGATACTGTTTTTTTCCTTCCTCTTGGCTCTTTACATTTACTTTCTTGCTCAAAAGTTCTTGTGTAAATACTGACTGCTTTTAGTGGACCGGCCGACACTGTTCTTTCTCTTACAAATGATTTCCTCGACATCATAATTTACCTCACGTTTTCAGCTATATTTTCTAACATGTGTCTCAAGTTAGGACTCTATAACAAGCTCGCTATACGTTGATATATCAACGTTAATCTTGCTTTTACTCTATACGTTTGGTATAATTACTTTGTCGAGGTAATTAGTTCCAAACGCAAAGGTCAGTGAGAAATCGCTGACCTTTTTGCTTATTTAGTTTTGTGTGTATTTCATAATTCCCTTTTTCGTGATACAATTTATTTAATAGTTTTGTTATCGGACTGATTTGCTTCCCGGCGATCAGTCTTTTTTTGTTTTAAAATAATTTTGTTTGATTGTCTCCGTTTCTGCATCTCAGCTTTAGACAATTTCTATTCATTCTCCTTCCTGCTCCCCATAATCCCGATAATTTTCAGGATTTTTGTAGTAATTACGTATCGCTTTTCGCTGCATCCGTTCTGGTGCTAGTTCGTCATAAGCAATCAACCAAGCAACTGCAGCACAGGGAACTACTAATTTAACCCACACAGGAAAAGTGCCTCCAACTGAAACACCAACAACGAAAATCATTAACGCCCATCCCAACCGTTTTAACTTATTCCAAGTCATATTGACTCTCCTTTCTAATCGTAAAAGCTTAGTTTCCATTGGCGGTGGTGGATTTTTAATTATTTTCCAGTAACCAAGCCTTTACTGCACGTTTTGAAAATACTGTTTTTCGAGCCGATAACATTTTCCCTTTCGGTAAACCTTTAGCTAGTAATTCCTCAACATAACTTTCCGAACAGTTGTCTAAATATCGAGCCAGTGAAGCTTTACTAAAAATTAAATCACTATCAATTTCACTGTCTCGTCTGGCTCTATCTATTGCTTCTAATGTTGTTGCATAAACCTGTTGGCTAATTGCATTTAATTGCTCTGGAGAAAGTGTATGACTAACTTCAACTTGTACTGTTTGCATACGATTCACCTCCTTCTGTTATTCCTTTTGAAAGAATGTTTTGTTATACTGGTTGTATAGTTCAATTTACCGAAAGGGGCTGATGTTCTTGAAAGCAGTTTTGAACTCAGCTGTGTCTCAATAACAGAGTCATCGCGATATCTTTACAGCCGAGGGGTATCAATACTCAGTCAGAGGTTAATGACAGAACCTGAATGTGAGGCTAGTTGGGAAACTGAATCATATGCAGTCGGCTCAAAATAAATGATGATAAAATTATTTTCAACAGCAGTGCTGGGCGACGATACCAGCGAAGTGTTGAAGATGTGCTGACACACATCTGTGGACTCTTAAAAATTTCGCAAGCCGTCCGAGTGTCAGATCGGATGGTTTTTTATTTGAAAAAGTCGTTCATATCCACTTCCCTAAATTGCTTATAGATCCTTTTCAGTAAATTGAAGCTAGGGTTAACAAAACCATTTTCTAGCTTTACATAATGAGAATAAGAAACAGCTATTTTTTCAGACATTTGCATCTGATTTAAATCGTGACTCTTTCTTATCTCTTTTAATACTTTCACCTATGACCACTTCCTTATACATTCGTTCCACCTTTACATTAATAAAATTAGAAAGGTAGTGAATATTTTGTCCTCATACTTTAATAGCGATTTATTTAATGCAGTACAAAGAGCAACTAGCTCTACCAAATCTATCCAAAATCTCGTTAACTCAATTAGCAATACTATAGTTATTCAAAACAACAGAATTTTTAGTGATGTAAGCCATAGTATGATGAACTCGATACAGCTAACCCAAGCTACATCTTTCAATAGTGCTAAAAATGCTTATCTTGATTATTTACGCGTCCAACCCTCGATACTTGAAATTCAGAAAGTGTTACTTACAAACTACGTTTCAATGAATACTCATTACTTCTCTGGATTGAATAACTTAAAGTACCTCTATCCAGATAGTCTTGATTTTAGAATTACTGTTCTTAATCAAAATATAAATGAGAAGATTGAACTAATCACCGAGACTGTTGAGCAACTCACCAGAGAAAAACTTGATAGTCAGGGCAATACTGATGATGATATTTTTTCTCATTTTCTTATTGATGCACAAAAGCAATCCAAAGAAAACGATGATATTGCTGAAATAAAACGCATAGTGCTCCAAATTTATGAGGAAAAACAACGTCTCGATCATTCCGTGAACCAAGAATCGACAGAAATAGAAAATACTGATAGTACTGCTAAATTGTCGCAATCTACTGTACAAAAAATCATCGCCTTCCTGCTCGCTGTTCGATTAGTATTAGATTTATTGGTCATACCTGAAGATGCACATGGTCTTCTTGTATGGGTTAGTGAACTTTTGACAAAACTTCTTAACCTCTAGTTATAAAAATCCGATTTCAATAACTCGCTGTTTTGCTTATCTCTATTTTTCTAGAATTTTTCCCTATCTCCTTCAATCTACTCTCGATAGATTGAAGGAGATAGGTTTGTTTCTTTTGCTCTTTAAAAATATCTTTTATTAATTTTTCCACCTATCCCACCTCCTCTTTTCTCTGTGTGAACGAAATTATGAAACTCTTCTTCTTGTCTTTAGAAAATACGAAATTTTCGTATTCGTTTCCTAAAAAAATTTCATCGTAGCTTATGTTAAAAGCTTTTATGTACTTCGATAAGAGGCTATCTTTTATATTTGTAGAATCTTTTTCCATATTTTGAATAGTCCTCGGAGAAACTTCAAATAAACTAGCCAATTCTTCCTGTGTCATACTAGAGCCAATTCTCAATTCTTTTAAAGTTTTCATCTCGTCACCGCCTTTCTTGAGTCCAATATAATACGAAAATTTCGTATTGTCAAATAAAAGTTCGAAAATTTCGTAGTTTTATGTTTACCTTTTGTATTTTTTTGCGTATAATACGAAATAATAGGAGGTTAATAAAATGAATGATATTACAAGAAATCAGATAATCGCGACAAATATTAAACGATATATAAAAGAAAATAAAATAACCCAAAAAGAACTTGCTGAGTCTATCGGTATCTCTCCCTCCACAATGAGTGATTATATGAATCTGAGATCTAATCCTTCCCACGGAGTAATTCAAAAAATAGCTGACTTTTTTGGAATACTAAAAAGTGACATTGATACAACTTATAAAGAAAACAATGATATTTCTAGAGTATTTAATCAACTACATCCTGATAGACAAAAGGCTGTATATGAATTTGCTGAGCAACAATTGTCAGATCAAAACAACATTGTTCCGTTTAAAAAATCAGAAGTAACAGATAATAAAGATAAAAATTTAGAAGTGCTTGCTGCACACATTGATGAAAATACAACTGAAGATGAAATGGATGAGATCACTGCATTTATTGATTCTTTACGTGATGAAGATTAGTGGTGACTGCTATGATGAATAAAACTGAAGCGTTAATGGCCAACTATCCTAATTTAAAATACAAATTCAATGACCGGATGCCTGAAAAACTTAAAGGGTTATGTAAAGGCAATATCATCTATCTGAACCCTAACCAATCCAAAGAGCAACTTGTTGGCACGTTAGGAGAAGAAATTGCTCACTATTTAACGAGTGTTGGTGATATTACCGCCCAGGATACAAATGAGAAACGTAAGCAGGAACAAAAAGCACGAGATTTAGGTGCCACTTTAGTCGTCTCCCCTGCTGATTACATTGAGTGCTTTAACCAGCGCTTATCCACCAGATGGGAATGCGCTGAGTATCTAGGAATCACTGTTGAAACATTAGATGAAGCAACGAATGTATACACTTCTTTTAACGATGGGAAGTTAGAATACAATGATCACACTATCTTCTTCCGCCCAGATGGTATCGTTGATGTGGTGAAGTGGATAAAATAAAAAATAAGCTAAGCAATGTTTGCGGCATCGCTTAGCTCTTTAGCCCTATTTCTAAGACTTCTTGAATATATTATATCAGAGAAATGGGGTAATATGTTTGGCAACTTATGAAGAAATGACTAGAAATATTTTAAGAGACAATTTTGTACAAGAAACATTGGAACAAAGCAATTTATCATCAGAAGAAAAGTACCGATTTATTCACCATATTGTTAGCGTGTATTCGGGATTAAAAAGGCATCCCTATCGTCTTTATTACAAAGATGATCTCCCAACTGATTACGTATGCCTAGATATTGAAACTACTGGATTAACTAAAAATGATAAAGTAACCCAAATAGCAGCAGTCAAGGTCGTAAATGACACAATCGTTGATACTTTTGAATCATATGTCAATATCGGTGATACTGAGCTTCCTATTCAAATATCCTATCTAACAGGAATCTCAAAAGAAATGCTTGAAGATGCCCCTTCATTTGATGAAGTCGCAGATAGTTTAATTGAATTTTTGGATGGTCTATCTCTTATCGGACACAATATAACATCTTTTGACTTACCATTCTTGGCTAGAAATGGATTGGATTTGAGACAATTACTAGCTGTAGATACTGTTGGTTTTGCAAAAGCCTCTCCTTTAGGTTTAGAAAATCATAAATTAGAAACTCTAATGGACTATTACGGGATCAACACTACAGCACACAATGCACTTAATGACTCTTTAGCGACTGTCGAAATATATAATGCGTTGAAGAACAAGGATTACAAACGAAGAAGAATTTCTGAAGACTATCCTCAAATTTGGGAAGACACAAAGTTTTCATATACAGGCGCTTTTGCAAATTTCACTCGTAAAACTCTTGAAAATAAAATTTTATCATTTGGTGGAACTATTTCTAAGTCAGTTACAAAAACAACTGATTACTTAGTAGTAGGTCAACAGATTGCAAAAAATCTTACTGATGGTGTTCGAAGTTCTAAAGAAACAAAGTGTATGGAAATGATTGAGGATGGACATCCTATTAGAATGATAACCGAAGAAGAATTCTTAGGTCTACTACAGGAGGTAAAAAATTAAAATGATACAGAAAATTACATCTAAAACAGGATTAGTATTCCTCTTCAATGACATCCCCAACGAAAGAAGAAATAAACTAGGAATTGCTTCTGGAGAATCAATCTTACTTACAATTTATGAAAATGATAGTTATTATTTTACGACCGATATCAACCTCATCGCCTATGATGCGATTATTAAAACGGAGGATCCTACTCCACTTGAAATTGATTTTTTTGAATTGCTACGAAACGAAGAAAAAAGAGAATTGAAGTATAAGCGCGCACTCGTTAATGAATATGAAATCGCTAAATATGTTCATTACCTTCCTAAAATTAAATATACCCAAGAATTAATAGATGACCAGATTTTAATTAAAGGTGAAATTAAGTATCCTCAAGATTCAATTCACGAAAAAGAAGTCCCTAATATCATGCTTGACGATGAAGTGATCGAAGTTACAAATGATACACACTTTCAAATCTATACGGATTTAGAAAACGTAGGAAGTAAAATTGAATTTAAGATGGACTTACCAAAACAAGTAGTTACTAAACCTTATAAAGTAAAAGAACCAAAGTAAAAGAAATACCTTTTTAAAAGTAATAGATCGCTATGTGTAAGATTATAAAACTGATATATTGGGGGTTTTAATGTTATGGATAAAATGGTGGAAAATAATTTAAAAGGAATAGACTTAGAAAAACAAGGAGATGTCAACGGAGCTATTGCGTTGTATGAAGAAAACGTCGCAGCAAGATTTATCGGTAATCATCCTTATGACAGATTAGTTATTATTTATAAAAGATTAAAAAAGATTGATGATGCCAAAAGAGTGTTAAATATTGCAATCGACGTTTTTGAAAACGATGTTGTTATTACTCGTGCTGATAGAATACCTAAATTAAATAAATTTAAAGAAAAATTATCCAAACTAAAGTAAAAATAAGTTTGTAAACTAGATAGATAAATTAAATAATATAAGGAGTTTTTCCCATGAATACTACCACCCATTTAGATGAAATATTTTTTAACACTTTATCAATACCTGATAATACCCAGTATTGGCTATGCCGTGCAGATGGTGGAAAGTATTATGAAGATTTCCATAGAAATAATTTTATAGCTGTAGAAAATGATGGTATCAACATAGACCTCTTGCATGATATCGAAGCTAAATATCAGGATACAGATGAAGAGGAAAAAAGTAAATTAATACTTAGCAGTTACAAAACTGCATACGTATCTTCACAATTTTATTTAGACGTATTAAATGAATTAAATAAAGAAAAGCCAGATGAATTTGACAAAAACGTCACTCGCTATAAAACTAAAGCCAGCATTACAGCTACTCGTAATTTCAACTTTGTTTATAACATGAAAATTGGAGATTTCGTTATTGTTCCTGGCATTAGATCGCAACAATATTTAATCGGCATAATAGTATCTGAAGAATTTGATTCAGATATCGATAGACTTACTGAAGCTGTAACTCTCCTATGCCCTTCTTCTTTCAAAAGAAAAGTTCATTGGATACGTGAAATTCCAAAAATTACTTTGCCTAATTCTTTGTCATGGGGGCTTCATGCTCAAAAAACAATCTATGACATTACTGCTCACGCTGAAGATATTAATAAATTGGTAGCAACATCATATATTTACAATGATAAATTTTATCATCAACTTTTAGTTAATACACCTGATCCAATAACTAGCTACCAGTGGTTCCAATTCCAAAGAGCTATTTTTGAAGTTGCTGAGGATAAAAGTAAAGAGATTTTCATTAAAACAAATGTACAGTCACCTGGTGTGATTGAATTTGTTACTAATCCTGATAACCTTCCTATTATTCTTGTTGGTATTGGCGTTTTATTTGGCGATGTAGATACTTCCGCAATTGGAATAAATGTTAAGTTTAAAGGTTTAATTCCTTTCTTTTTACCTTCTGAACGTGCTAAACGAATAGCTCAGAAAATTGAACAAAAATTAATTGCTAAAAAATCTGAAGCCCAATTAAAAAATGTTGAACAACTTGCTGAACTTGAGTTAGAAAAAGCAAAAACTGAAAATGATATAGCAAAAGCCGAATTACATGCACTTCAGTTGAAAAATAAGCAAACACAGCTTGAACTAGATGATGCTCAAAAACAATCAGATGATGAAAAAGAAAAAGAACTGTTCCATGAAACAGTTCAAAAAATTGAAATTCAAGATGGAGAATACAAACTACCTACTTTTGATGAAAATCAACACGAGTCAATTAAACAATTACAGGTGGAAGATCCTAGTGTGCATTTCGAAAAGACACATGAAACGAGAATGGATTCTGACGACTAGTGCCTTGTTTTATTTTAAAAATTAATATTACAATGATTAAAAGCACAACAAAAATAAGCTTTAAATTTAAGGTTACAAAAAAATCAACAAACCAAAAAAGAGAGTAAAATAAACTAGTGACAAACAAGTAACCAAATAAAATTTGAATTCTGTTCATTAGTATCTTCCCCTTTCTTTTGGCTCAATTATATCAACTTTTACTGTAAATTTCTAGAATAAGATATTATTATTAATAAACACATCCCTCGCCCCTACCAAAGATTGAGTGGATGTGCATAGCAAAAAAGTCTATGAAATCATAGGCCTGTTTTGTTATATCTATATTACCAAATTGAAAGGAGTGATGCAAAGTACTTTCCTCTTCTCTACTGTTCACTTGGCGGTGGTGGTAGAATGGAGAAATTCAATGGCAGATATTAAGAAATATAAGAAAAATGATGGCACGACTGCTTACATGTTTAATGCTTATGTAGGCAAACATCCACGAACTGGTAAGAATGTCTATCGTAAACGACAAGGATTTAAAACGAAGAAACAAGCGGAAATTGCGTATGCCAATCTTATCACTGAAATTGACGAAAACGGCATTGAAGATATTAAGAAACCTATTACGTTTGATGAATTATATCATATATGGTTTGATCAGATTCGATTGGACGTTAAAGGTTCTACGGCCAACTCTTATAGGCGTTGGTATCTGAATTATATCAAACCTTATCTTGGTGACGTGTCCTTAGATAAGTTGTCCGTAGTCACCTGTCAAAAGTTCGTCAATGATTTGAGAAAATCAGGTATTAACTCTTACGCCCAGCATCGTCACCTTGCGAATCAAATTTTACGATATGCTGTCTCTATGGAAATCATTCCCGATAACCCAATGAGAAAAACCATCTTACCTCGTAGAGTCAAAAAAGAAACTCAGTTAAAGTTTTATACTAAATCGGAGTTAGAACACTTTTTTAATTGTCTTGAGGATGATGCCCACCAAATGAGATTTGTTTTCTTTCGTGTGTTAGCCTTTACTGGAGTTCGAAAAGGCGAAGCTTTAGGACTGCAATGGGAAGACATCGACTTTAAAAATAAGAAGATGAGTATTAACAAAACGGTTTCTGTTGACCTCGATGGAAATACCGTCACTCAGGAGCCTAAAACGGACTCCAGTAAGCGAGTTATTAGTATTGATGATGTAACTCTCAAGTTACTCAAAAAATGGCGTATGGTCCAAAGAAACGAGTATTTCCAACGAGGCTTTAATACTTCAAGTAAAGAACAATTCATCTTCACACAAGAAAACAATCAAGTTTTCAAAGGTGAGGTTGTCACTTACTGGTTGAATCGAATTATTAAGAAGTATGATTTACCACGTATAACACCACATGTCTTTAGACACACACATACAAGCTTGTTATTGCAAGCGGGTATTCCAGTGAAAGAAGTATGCGAAAGATTGGGTCACAAAGACATCACAATCACTCTCGGAATCTACGCTCATGTGATGCCTGAAGAGCAAGAAAAGACGGCTTTGAAGTTTGCTAATTTTGTTGGGTTTTAA